CAAATGGCCTCAAGTTCGATGTGCACAATGCCTCAGTATTGCGTTGACGTTATGCATTGCAGTAATTACTATGAATTCTGGAGGAACTATGGATAACTATGAACAACTTAAACAAGAGATGACACTGTTGTGTCGATCACGAGGTTCTACTTGGACTCCAACAAGTGAAGACCTTGCTAACATTGAACAATATGCATTCGTAGGGATACTTGATCCTAAGACCATTGCTACACTGCTGCACGTTGATTACAAAGAGTTCGTAGTAGAGACCTTTGTTCATCCATATGTACTAGGTGCCATTGAACTAGGTAAAGCAAGAGCATTGTTGGCTGTGAATACAACGCTTATGGGTGTTAGCACAGGTGTCATTGACCCAACGAGCATTGATTTCAGGGCTCTTAAGTTCTTATGCACATCTCGCTTTGGTTACGATGAGAACGCAGTTAACAATGCGCATAACAGGAAGACAACGAAGAAACGTGAACGCCTTGAACGTGAGAAGTTGCAGCTTACACGAGATATACATCGTGACAGAGTTGACATTGAGACTACTAAGATGGCAATGGGTCTTAGTACAGACGAGTTAGACGCAGTAACTAAAGGGTAGTAACTATGAAACCAAGCGACCAAGTAATTCGCAAAGCTAAGCTACGTCTCGCTGCAATCGCAGAACGTATGCAGAATCAGCGACCAGTGTATAACCTCACTGATAGGCTTATCTCTGAGCAATATAACTTTATTACAAGTAAATCTAGGTATAAGGTGGCTCGTTGTTCACGTCGTGCAGGTAAATCAACGGGTCTTGCGTACTACATGAGAGAAGTAGCTAAGTCAGGTAAGCAATGGAACTGTGCCTACGTGGGCAAGACAATCGCTGTTGCTAAGCGAACCATATGGGATGCTCTGAAGTCATTGGTCAAAGAAGCCAACGATAACGTAAAGATCAATGAGAGTGAACATTGGGTCTACTTCTACGATACACAGAGCTACATATGGCTCTTTGGTGCCAATGACTCTAAGCAGATTGAGAAGATGCGTGGTTTGTTCTTCAAGCTTGCCCTTGTTGACGAAGCACAGATGTTTCCATCGTACCTAAAGACTTTGATTGATGAGGTCATTGATCCAGCTCTCGGTGACTTACAAGGTACTCTTTGTCTCACTGGTACACCTAACGCCTCTTGTAGTGGCGTGTTCTACGAAGCAGACAAGAGTGCAGGTTGGGAATCACATTACTGGACGTGGCGTGAGAACACCTACTTCGTTAACAAAGCTATGGAGAATAACCCAGCAATCACTGACCCAATGGATATAATGAGATCATCGTTAGCTCGTCGTGGTGTTGCTGAAGAAGACCCTGTGGCTCAACGTGAATGGTTTGGTCGTTGGGTTAAGTCCGATGACTTACAGGTTTACAAGTACGATGACGCTAAGCAACACTATGAATCGATGCCAACAGGTAAATGGAAATACGTCCTTGGAGTTGACCTTGGATTCGATGATAGCGACGCTATCGTTGTTGTAGGGTTTAACGATGCACACAGAGAGACATATTTGGTCGAAGAGTTCAAAGAATCAAAGATGGACATCACAGCGCTTGCAGAGAAGATAAAGTTCTTCAAGGCTAAGTACTCGCCGTATTACATGGTTATCGATGGTGGAGCGCTGGGCAAAAAGATCAATGAGGAACTCAACCAACGTCATCAGTTGTTCCTAGAACCAGCGGACAAGGTTAACAAGTTTGGATTCATAGAGCTGTTGAACTCTGATCTGCGCCTAGGTCACATTAAGATACGTAGTGACAGTGCTCTCGCAGGTGAGATGAAACAACTAACCTATGATGAAAAAGAGTTTACAGAGAACAAGAAGTTCGTTGAAGATAGTTACTTAGATAACCACTTGTGTGACGCTTACCTGTATGCATGGAGATACATCTACTCCTACGTATGGAAAGCACCGGACGTAGAACCCGAAGTAGGGAGTGAAGCATGGAACAAGAGAGAACAAGAGAACATGGTAAACCAAGCTATAGAGAGGACAAAGAAAGCAAATGATGACAACTATACTATCGAGTTCACAGGTGGATGGAATTAACCTGTTCAAGCATGCGTATGTGCAAAACATGAAGGCTCTTAGCTTCTACAGAGGCATTGAGTCAAGGTTACAGCTCCTCTCTGCGAACGCTGATTACTTGGCTGACAACGCTGACTTCATCTACGTGTGTGACAGTGAATACCCTGAAATCATTTACAGCGTGCTTTGCTATACACAGTCAGACAATAAAATCATTGTCTACTTCGCATACACCAAGTACAATTTTAGAGGTTACGGTTTCTGTGGTCAGCTACTAAAGCATATTGACAATGGTAACCCTAAGTATCATAGAGTTCCTAGAGTCCTTGTACCAAAGTGGGAGAAGTTATGGAGAGACTACAAAGCAATGCAACCTCTTTACCCGACATTAAGGAGTTAGATTTGCTCCTCAGTGTGCTACAAAGCCACAACGTTTACTCGTTCAAGTGCAATGGTATCGAAGTACTACTATCACCTGTTGCGCAGCCATTACCTGTAGAAACACCTAAAATCGATGAATCCACAGGTAACTATGGTATCTGGTCATCTAAGGAGCTAGCATGATTGATAGGAAACCAAAGGGTTCAAAGAAAATAGACCAACGTAAAGAAGGCACCATGTCAGGTCAAACTACGTCATGGTGGGCTAGTGACGAAGGTAATTGTCACACTGATGTCCATGCAACTATAGCTTTCCTCAAGCGTCAGTGGTCATCGTTCTACAACGAAATCATTCAACACATTCGTCGGTATGAGGACAAAGGTTACAGTATATTCAGTAGTAACCCGTACGGCAAGATCATTGGCAATAAGACACTTAATCTCAATGTTACAGCGAGCTGTGTAGACACATTGGTGTCAAAGCTTACTAAGAACACACCTACAGTGCAGTACTTGGCTAACTCTAGCGACTATGCTACACAACGCCGTGCCAAAGAGTTACAAAAGTTTATACATGGTCACTTTAACTACACTGGAGCCTACAAGACCTGCGCTACAGCACTCGCAGACGCTTGTAAGGCAGGAACAGGGTTTATACACATCAAGCAACGTAAAGGCAAAGTATGCTATGAGATTGTGAAGCCATATGAGCTCATTATTGACATCGATGAAGCAGGATTCGGTGAGCCTATGGACATGCACATTGTTAAGCTTGTGAACCGTTTCCAGCTTATCCTTGACTACCCTGAACACAAAGATTGCTTGTTAAAGACCTCAGAGTTTAACCCTGTTTACTCTGGGACTAAGCCATATGCTAACAACATGGTCCTTGTGACAGAGAGCTACAGTAAGTTTGCTAAGCGTCATGCTATCTGCGTTGACAATGCTACGCTGTGTGATGAGGACTGGGACCTCGAAGACAAGTACGGTGAGTTCGCATACCCCTTAGTGTCCATAAAGTTCAAAGAAGGCGATAGAAACTTCTTTGGCATAGGTCTTAGCGAAGAACTCAAAGCTATACAGAATGAACTTAGTAGCCTTGTTCAAAGTGCACAGCGTGCCACAAGACTGCTCTGTGTTCCAAAGATATTCTATAATCGTGCGTCAAACATAGTTAAGGCACACTTTGACAACGATATTGGTGGTCTCATTGGATACGATGGTAACCAAGTACCAACTCCAATGCCACTTGGATCTGTACCCGTTGACCTCTACAATCAAATTGAGAACTTCTACAAGAAGGCATATGAGATCGCTGGTCTATCACAGTTGTCGTCGTCATCGCAGTTACCATCAGGGCTACAACAAGCCTCAGGTAAAGCATTGGAGACGTTCTACCAAATTGAGAGCGATAGATTTCAAACGATAGGTAAAGAGTACGAAGACCTCATCATCAAGTTGAACGATAAGACCATTGACTTCATGAAGATGCTCAGTGATCAAGGGGTGTTGGAAACAAGTAAATACTATGACAAAGACTCATGTAAGAACATTGATTGGGACGATGTTAACTTAGATCGTCAAGACTATGCTATTCAAAGCTTCCCTGTGTCGCTGTTACCATCAACACCTGAAGGTAAGTTTCAATTCGTTAACGATATGCTCCAAGTAGGTCTCCTTGACCCTGTGAGTGCAAAGAAGTTGATGCAAATGCCAGATACCGATGGTTACTTAGACCTACAGAATGCTCCTGTGGACTTCATCATGAGCCACATTAGCGAAATGCTCGAAGGGAACGAAGTTGAACCTGATATTAACCAAGACTTTGATCTCAGCTTAGACTTAGCAACAAAGGCTTACCAGCTTTACTCTGTGAAGAAGGTTAAACCAGAGTGTCTCATATTACTTGAGAACTATATTAATGCCGTGAATAGAATTTCTATTGCCAAGCAAGCTCAACAACAGTTACTATTGCAAAGTGCAATGATAGCCCAACAGCAAGGAGCAGGAGGAGGAGAAGATAGTGGTGGACTCAGTAGCGGAGAACCAAGTGGATTCGCAACCAGTGGAATCCAATGAGGACAAAGAGAAACAGCTCGCTGAATCTCGTGACAAAGAGAAGCAGAAGTATCAACGTGAACAGCAATTACGCCGTGAACGTGATGAACTTCGTGCTCAACTCGAAGAAGTCGAGAAGGTAAAGCAAACGATACTTAGGAACGGTTGGGACATAGGAGCTCTTACTTCGATTAAGAATTCCAATGTAGCCGCTGTAGACAATCCACTCATTGACGAGTTACAAGCGCAGATCAAGAATCTACGTGAAGAGAATAGCCGTCGTGACCAAGTAATCGCAGATGACAGAGAGTTAAAGAACATTGCTGAATACGTTCGTAGTAAAGGGGAGGACTATGAACTGATACAAACGTTCAAATTAGAGGGCGAGGTTCAATCATTGATTAAACACACCTTCAAAGAGAACGGCAAGATACTTAGTTACACCGAGGCAGCCGATTTGATTGAGAAGCACCTAGAAAAGCAGGAAAGAGAACATGCAGCGCTTCTTAAGAAAACCAAGAAAGCTAAGTCTTTCTTTGATGGAATCGATGTAGCCGATGTTAAAGTCGCCAAGAGTAAAGGCGTTGACGCAGAGAAAGTGGACAAAGTTATACAGTCATCAAAGAAAAACGATGACAAGCAAACTAAGTCTACTGTAGTTTCTAGTAAGAACGATTTAATTAACAGCTTGATTGCCAAGCACAAGAAGTAGGAGATAGAGAATGGTTGTAGCCAGTAGAAGTTATAACATAGTTAATGAGTTTCAACCTTATGAAGCGATACTCAAAGAATACTATGAGAACATGACCCCAGAGAACTTGACTTATAAGAAGCACCCTTTGTTAGCAATGTTAGAGAAGAACCCTAATTTACAAGGTAAAACATTCCCTGTTCCAGTTCAATATGGTAACCCTCAAGGTACGTCTAACACGTTTACCAACGCCAAGGCGAATCAATCACGTAACCGCTATGACAAGTTTAACTTGTACACCACGTTCAAATACTCCTTTGCTACACTTGAGCGCATTATGTTCAAGGCTGCAAAGTCTGACATTGGTTCCTTTGTGAAAGAAGCAACAAAGATTATAGACAACTCCATCATAACTCATATGCAACAACTACAGGCTGACTTATACGGCGATGGTTCGGGTTCTATTGGTCAAGTTGGTTCAATCGTTGGACAAGTTATTACATTGTCTAGCGTTGAAGACTGGTTTAAGTTCTCCAAAGACCAAACATTAGTATTCTGTGCTACTAAATCAGGCGGTACTGTAAGTAACAAAGTAACTGTATCAGCACGTGGTACTAGTAAATCTGGTCAAATCACAGTTACAGGATCCTTAGCAGGTGTCTCCGCTAACTGGTTCATATTCCGTGACGGTGACTATGGGAATGCGTTAATGGGTCTCTCTGGTTACGTCCCTGAAGTAGCTCCAATTGCAGGTGATAACTTCTTCGGCATGGATAGAAGTAACGACGTGGAAATGTTAGCTGGTGTTCGTCTTGACGCTCAAGGTTCCAACATTATCGAAGGTTTAATGGAACTTGCGTCTATGATTGAAGCAGTTGAAGGTGAACCAGACTATGTGTTCATGAACCACTTAGATATCACTGACGTTGAGAAACAGTTAACAAACAAAATTGAGTACACAACTGTTGATTTAACTTTAGCTAGCGGTGTCCCAATTGCATTCAAAGGTATTAAGTTACCAACTCACCGTGGTGAAGTTACAGTTATCGCTGACCCGTACCAAAGACGTCGCCGTGCTCACATGTTAACATTGAAATCTTGGGAACTAGCATCCATAGATAAGATTGCTAACATGATTGATGATGACGGTGTTTCTATGCTTCGTGCGTCTGACCAAGACGCTTTCGAAGTTCGTATTGCGAGTTATCCTCAGTTAGCTTGCTACGCTCCCGGACACAACGGTGTTTTCACTTGGTAATCATAGAGAACTCCGATTAAGGGGTTCTTTCAATAAGGTGTAATTATGATACAAAATAACACGCTCTTTATACCCTATGAAAGCCACGCTGACGGTTTAATTGAGTACTATGGATTCATAGCAGCCAATGGTTCGGTTACTACAGGGGCACGTGGTGTCACTGTGGCTAGGACTGGAACAGGTTCTTATCGTTTATCTTTGATTGACCAAGTTCCTGTGTACGCCGCTGACTTAGCTGACACCAACATGGCTGCGTCTGCCAATGGTACAGGAGTTACAAAGACCTGTGCTTGTCACGTTAATGCAGTTTCTGCTGGAGTTGCAGCGACTAACTTAATGAGCTCTGCCTACGCAGGTGAACCCGTACTAAGTACCAATGGTTCCGTTATATTCAACGTAATCACCGCACAAATGCCGGCCGCTGGTGGTGCTAGCGTTGTTGCAGATAATGCGTTCTACTTTAAAATCGTTGTTTCTTCGATGGCTAAGGAGGCTAAGTAACATGGTGTTTGCTTTAGCCAGAGTACTGGCACAAAATCATTTTAGTAAACAGACGAATGCAGTAAAGATCAATGCAAGCTACGACCCAACTGGCGGTGTCAAAGGTGGTCTTAAGTTTTGTTCCATTATTCCCAGTGGCACAACAGGGATTTACTACGTTCAATTGAAAAACATTTTCTACCGTAAAGATGGTATAACATCGATAACCGATGGTGACAAATCATTCCCAATGAGCAACGTAACCTATTTCACATGCGAAATCGTAGGGCAAGCACCTACGCCGACACTAGCTAACGCTGGTTTTAGTACTTCAAATGTATATGACGCTGCAAACAATAGATACAACGTATATGTTTACGACGCTACTGGGTTAAAAGATGTACCAGCGGGTTCTAGGTTATCCTTAGAAATCACATACAAGAAATTCGCGGGGGCTAGGTAATGATAGGTAATAAAGTCTATGGTATAGCTCCGAGGCATTGCCCTCACTTTAGAACAGTGATTCATGAAGTTGTAGTTGATTTCACATCGGGTTCCCCAGTGGTCAACGATAACGATTGTATTATCGGGATCCCATCGTCAAACTCATTCATATTTAACTTAGTTAAGAACGTTAACCGTGTTCTCTTTGTTAACTTTCAATATCAACCTGCTGCGGCTCCAGCGGCTCCAGCGGACTTCAATGCAATAGGTATAGGTTCTGTAACCGTTGCTAACAAGTTTCTAGGTAACGCGTTTGGAACACATAAGTGTGTTGCATTCAATTTTTCACTTAGAAACTTAGTAGACGGTACATTGAAAGCTCCAACAGGGAAAATCTTTTTTGAAGTGGTAATGCAACAAAACGAGGCTCAATAATGAGTAGACTTGTAACATTGCAAGAGTTGATGGATAGGTCACGCCAATATGCTGATATGCAGAACAATAACTTCATCAGCGATAGTGAACTTACTCTCTACATTCGTAATGCGTGCACCAAGTACTGGAACTTAATGAACCAGTTTTGCCAAGACTACAATATGATTACGTCTCCAACACAAGTATTTGTAGCAAACGTTAAAGAGTACACCTTACCTACTGACTTTCTACACATGAGAGGTGTAGACTTAGCGCTCTCTGCAGCCCCGTCACCTAACGATATATGGATCAATGTTAAACCGTTTCAATTCTCAGAGAGAAATAGGTTTCAAGGTTATCCTTATTTCACTGGTTGGGGTATAGCTACGTATCTGCGCTACAAGATTAAGAACAATGTAATCATGTTTGACCCCTACCCACAGGGGTACGGTAGCTTTCGTATACATTATACCCCTGTTATGCCTGACTTGGTTGCAACCACTGACACGATAGACGGTGTGAATGGATTCGAGGACTACATTGCCCTTAAGGCAGCAGAACGTATGTTGGCTAAGGAAGAATCCGATGTGTCTTGGATAATAAAGGAAACACAGGAGTTCGAGGCTCAGATACGTCAAGCTGCGAACGATAGGAACAGGGACCGTAGTGACAGAGTACAAGACATTAACGCAGACATCAGTGGGTGGTATTAATGCTTCTAAACACTGGAGTGAAGTTAACATCGCAGGCATATACTACGGTTACAGATTCTATGAGTCTAAACACCAATGATTTTAACACGAGTCAACTGTATCAGAACATGGGTACCACTGTTGACAGTATTAACAATGTAATTAACAACTTGAACCACAAGCACATTGTGTGCAACTTGAACACAGCAATAAACCCAACGCAGAACGTAGCTAACGG